ATGCTGAATTTCAGTTTCTATTCTGTTTTCGGCGAACAATTTTGGCCGCGAGATTTTGTAGTAAACATCAAGGACGCGGGTGCGGAAACAGTATTCTCGCAGTACTTAAGCAACATTCGCACGATCGCAGAACGGGTGGAAACTCAAAGGAAGATCGCTCGACAGCATGATAAGTTGATCGATCAGGATGACCACCTCGCGAGCCTCAAGATCGCGGACTAACCGGCTTCGGAGCTGGATATGCATGAGACAATTTATGGTATTTATCCTAGATTTTGATCATCGGATTCTCAGGAATAAGCAGAAAATCGCAGAGCGACGATGTGTTGGCCCGAAGAATGCTACCTGCAGTGCGTTCGTGTTATATCTATCGCCGTTCTCAATTTGTCTAAGACTGCTTGATCCCCTGCTTGTGCTGATGATAATTCTAGGCAGAAGACTACTGATCTGCTCGTACGCGTTCCGTCGCGGTTAAATCAAAAAAATCCGCCTGCCCCAGGGGACGGGCGGGCTGAGCTACAGCCTGGGCATAAACCGAAGGCTCAGGAGCTCTCCTATCCTGCAGGAGCAGGCTCTATCTGGGCCATGGGATGATGGCCCCGAGCTTTGACGCAATGAACCCGCCGACGCCGGCCATCAGCACGATGATCCAGCGCACGCCTCGCGCCTGCATCAGGAGGTCATGCATGGCCGCGACCTTGTCGGCCATGTCGGCCACCTGCTCCGTCAAGTGCTTTACATCGCGCTCCAGAGCGATGACCCGGTCTCTGGTGTCCGTCATGTCGCTCACGATCGCCTCCAGCACCCGGCCGCCACACCGCGTTCAAAATGAATGTCGATGCGGCGTGTATCGACAGGCGTCGCACCGCGCACCGACAGCAGGCTGTCGGTGATGACGCCGCAGGGCCTATCGACCGGCGCCGTCGTCTGGCAGGCAGAAGCCGCGAGCGCGGTCCCAAGCGCCCATGCAATTCTCAACCGTGCGGCTCGCATCATCGGCGCGCTTCCTTGCCTTGTCGTTGGAGTGTTGGATTGCAGAGCGGGCAGCATCGCCGCCTGCCTCGAAACGGCTCCAGCCGTAGAGGCCGAGAGCGAGCCCGAGCGCCGCCACGGCCCAGGCCTGCCAAGGCACGCGGCGCAGCGCCGCCAGTGCGGCGAGCGCCGCCGTCACGCCGGCACCGCGAGATCGAGCGCGTCAGCCTGGGCTGCCGCCCGGCGCTGGGCGACGAAGCGATAGCCGAGGCCGCCGATCGTGATGACCGCGCCCGCGACAACGAGCGCGGCGACGATGTTGCCGATAATCGTGCTGTTGCCGGCCAGGGGGCTAAGCGCATCCTGTGCCTGCTGCAGCACACCGCCGAGGCCGCCAGTCGCCATGCCGCCGCCGATCGCCGCATCTCCGCCCGCCATGGCCGGCAGCGGCCGGGCCTGATCGAGCGTCGCCTTGGCGCTGCCGCCCGCGGCATGCACCGGCGCCGGCCCGACGCTGCCCGAAGCCCAGGCCCAGCCGATGGTGCGTACGCCGGAGACCCGCGCCGTCCAGCCCTTGCCGAAGGTCGGCCAGATGCTCAGCGCCTTGAGGAACGCCATGCGGCGCTGGCAGATGGCGGCGATCAGCGCGTCATGATCGGGATGCGTGGCGACGGCCGCCAGCGTCGCCTCGCCGAGCGCGCCATCGACCTTCACGCCGCCGAGCGCGCGCTGCAGCCACTTCACCGATTGCGCCGGCCCGGAATTCACCGCCCCGTCGAAGACGACATAATCGACGCCGGCCGGCAGATCGTCAGCGCGCACGGCATCCCAATATTGCGCGCGATAGATCTCGTCGCGCTCGGCCGACTCCATCAGATAGACGTCGCGCTTCGGCCTGCCCTTGCGGGCGCGATAGCCGTCATAGACGCGCTGGATCACGCCCTGATTGGTTCGGCCGCCCGGATCCTTGGGATGATCGACCTTGCCGCCCTCATGGACGAGGACGACCTTCAGGGCCTTGGCGAAGGTGAAGCTGGACATACGACTCTCCGGCATGGGTTATGTGAAGGGTTTGAAGAGATTCAGCCCTGCCCGGCAGGGCGACACGCCACCGCGGCCCGCAGCGCTAGAATCGTGTCGAGCGTCAGCGCGCCGGTGGCGGCAAGGCCGTGACCGCGCTGGAAGGTCTGGAGCAGGATCCGGATATCGGCATCGATCACGCCGCTCCGCACCAGCGCATAGCCAAGCGCCGCCAACGCCGCCTGCACGGCGAGCGTGTCCATGAGGATCCATTATTAGGAGACGGCGTCGGCTGGGCGGGCGAATGGCCCGGGCGTCCGAAGCTCTAGTTCGCTAGATTGTTTCTCAAGATAACGTTATGTAACGGATACTACCTAGTCGTGAATGTGGACGCTAGAAGCCAAATATTAGGTCTGGGGAATTAAATGTGGAATCCGCTTAAGTGGCGTCGCGCCACTGAACATCGAATTGCCGCACTTGAAGAACGTCTCGCCAAGCAGATAGAGCCCGGCTTAAAATTTACCGGAGCCAGCGTTGCTGAAACTGCAGAGCGGCTCACCGCTGCCGAACTGCGGTTCATAGAGGAAATCACTGCCGCCGAGCAGCGGCTCTCAGATAACCTTACGGCAGCCGAGCAGCGGTTCTCAGGCAACGACATCGAGGCGCGGCTTACCGATCTTAGGCGGATTGTGAACCCACACAGTCAGCCGAACATCAACGCCTTGTGGGACGTGGCGAAGGACATCACACCCGCGCATTTGATACTAAAATCACTTGGTCAGGATCTCGCCGAGCGCCTGCGCTCGGCGCTTCCGGTCAGGACGGGACTGCAGCCGCAGCACATCGGAATAAAAAGCAAGGCGACAACACAGGCCGATCTCGAATCGGAATGGGCCGCGTACTGGTTGTCGGAATACAAGATACCTCTCATTTTCCACCGTAAGCTCTGGGAAATTTGCTTTTTAAACCAAGCACTATACGCGCACGGAATGATGAAGCCGGGCCGCCGCGGGCTTGGCTTCGGCTGCGGCGTCGAGAGCTTCCCGTCCTATTTCGCATCGAGGGGTGTGCATGTCGTCGCCACCGACGCGCCACCGGATCACGCTCAGACGGCCGGATGGACGAAAGGCTCACAATACGCCAGCAACCTCGATTCGATGCACAAGCCCGAGCTCGTCTCCCGCGATGAATTCAACAAGCGCGTGACCCACCAGTTTGTCGATATGAACACGATCCCGCCCGATCTGCGCGACTTCGATTTTTGCTGGTCCATCTGCGCTCTCGAACATTTGGGCTCGATCGCTAAGGGGCTAGATTTCATCGAAAACTCACTGGAAACGCTTCGGCCTGGAGGCGTCGCAGTCCACACCACTGAGTTCAACTTCCTCGACGATGAAAACACGATTGATAACTGGGTCACGGTCTATTACCAGCGCAAGCATTTTGTGGAGTTGAGAGACCGACTTGAAGCAAAGGGGCACAAGGTCGCGCCGCTTGATTTCGATGTAGGCAATGCGCTCCTCGACAAGTTCATAGATCTCCCGCCATTCAGGCAGAACGCCAATACAGAGACAGGACGAGCTTGGATAAGAAACGAACCACATCTTAAGGTTTCGTCGGATGGGTTTGTCGTGACATGCTTCGGCCTAATAATCACCAAGGGCGATGAGAAATTCTGCGCTGATCGCCCTCAATGCATACCCGCTGCGATCGTCAGTGCAACCGAATAGGTGAAGACCATCGCCTTGTTTCGCGAAGTGAGCAGCGCAATCAAGGTCACCGCAGCAGCTTGCGGGCTATGCCCAGCCCGACATGGCTTCGTGAGCCGCCGCGCCCGAGACGAGCGTCAGCGGCGCCGGCCCGAGAGCCGCGCTGCACAGCATGAGTATGCTCCAGAATGAAAGCCGCCCGGAGGTGGCGGACGAGCAGGCGCTAACGGTCGTCTTGTTTGGCCGGCGATCAGCGCACTCGACGACAATCCATAGCCCCGAAAGTGGCGAGGGTGCTGACGGTGAAATTAGCGTAGGCGTTCGCGTAGATCGTCGTCGTTGACGCAAGACTGAACCGCGCCTTGACTATAGATGGCTGGATAAGAGCAACCCCGGGCACTGCCCCTGAAGACGACGGCGAGATCCAGCTCGATTTGAAGCCGACCGTATTGTTGAACGTCGTCGCAACGGTGTTCAGAGAGAGCAGCGCCTGGGTGATGTTGGTGGTTGCGCCGGGCAGGAAATAACCCGCCAGGGTCACCTCCCAATCACCAGCCGTGAGTGACTGAGAGAGGAAGTCGGCAGCCGTCGCCGTGGCCAGCGCAACTGCAGAGCCTTGCAGCAGTTGTTGGTGCTGGAATTCACCCGCCTTCCCTGCAGCAGCGTTGTCATTCGTCACTGTCGCAGGAATCTGCCCGGCGGACGCCACGGCTAGTAAAGCCCGCCCCGCGGCCGTCGTCGCCAGCGTAGCAAAGACATCGGGGCCGGTCGCATAGATCATGTCGTCGGCAACCGGTGACAGCGCGGCGAGCGTCGGATCGATTATATTGGCCCATGCGCCGTTCAGATAAGCCCGGAGTTGGTTGGTCGCAGTGTTATAATAGATTTGCCCATTGACCGGTGCAGGTGTGGTGGGGTCGGCGGCGATGCGGGGAACCACAAGGCCTCCCGAGCCATTCGAAAACACCCGGCCCGCCGCCTTCGGCGTCATATTGTAATCTGCGTTAGTCTGCGCACTCTCGACGATGACGTTCGTTACACCGATGCCCGGGCGCACCAAGACATTGGTGTCGCCGTTGCCGTTGAAATCATCGACGCGGAAGATCTTCTTACCGTTGGCGCGCAGCGATATAGCGCCAGCTCCTTTCGAGGCCAAGAATGCTTCGATGTTCGCGTCCGTGCCGATCGCGTTGAAGCCGACATCGCCGCCGGCGGCTCCTGCGATACCCCGGATTTCATTGACCGCACCGGCTGACACGTTCTGTTGAACGCCGGCTCCAACCGTCGTTCCGGTCTGCGAAAGTTTGGCGCCGTTGCCGTCGAGGATGACCGGCGTCTGGCTGAAGCGCACAACCGATGCGGCCCCGCCGACCCGAACGCAGCCGCTGCCGTCGTTGTCTTGGTTCGGGAACCTGAGGATCGCCGTGCCGATATCGATCGTGCAGCCGGTTCCAGGGACATCGATAGCCCATTTAGCGTGGCGTTCCGACGCAAGCGCTCCGATCTGGATACGCGTGTAGTCGCCATTGCACTGCAACACGCTACCGCCAACAGTCGGTACGCCTCCGCCAGCGTAACTCTCGCCCTGCCCATAGATCGATCCAAAGCGGCCGGTGAACTGGAAACTATTGATCAGAAGAACGTGCTTCGACGCATCTGCCACGATCGTGCCGCCGGTGACATGATTGGCGTCACCGTAAGCGCTCGTCTCGAACCGGAAGGTCGAATGGTGCCCGTAGGTGAAAACCCGATCCGCGAAGGGGGCATCGACGCGCTTCATCAGGAAGGCGTCGCAGTTTTCCTGGATCCATTTCTGGACATATTGATCGGAGGTCCAATAGGTCCAGAGATGGATGTCCTCGATGCGCTGGCAGTCATAGCCGCGTTCCGAGCTCCAGAGGTGCTTGAACGTCTGAGCCTTAACGTTCCGGACGCGAATGCGCCCGGCAAGGTCGCTGTCGAGCAGGTGATAGACCTTCGGGCAGAACACGTCATAGAGGTCGAATTCGCCGTAGGTGGCGTCGATCTTGACCACCGGCTGATAAACGATCGGAGCCCAATTCGTCGGCCCTGTGCCGGGGTGTAGCTGGTCGATCGCAATGCCGACTATCTTGGAGCCGCGCGTTTCAAAGCCCGCATAGGTCAACGGCACGATGCTGGGCTCGGCGATCTTGAACATCGAGCCGCCGCCCTGCGGGCCGCAGAGATAGCCGCCGCCCTCGATCGTCAGAGCCACATCCGAGAAGACACTAGGGCTGTCGAGCAGATAGCCGACATCGGCCGGCGGGACGAACAGCCTGGCGGCCTTCATGCCGGCATTGGCGAACTCGTCATGGGCCTTTCGTAGTGCAACGGCAGCATCAAGCGAGCCATTGCCGATGCTTCGCGTCGTGGCGAAGTCCATGATCGACATATGCTCGCTGAGCTTGGTTTTCAGAATGCCGGGGATAGGCAAGTTGAAATCGGAGGTGAAATCCGCGTTCTCTGCCCGCACCTTGATCGCGGCCGCGGTTTCCGCAGAGCCGAGATAGCCGGGTCCGGATCCTGCAACGGCATCCTCGATGGAAGCACGGCTCGGCCCAGCCAGTCCCAGCTTGAACTTCATCCGCAGCGAGGACGGCCCTCGCGCGACAATGCTGACATCGGGCATCAGAAATTCCCCTCGGTAACAGTGACGGTGCCGTCGAAGACCTGAATCGTCTTGCCGGTGTCAATTTGGGTGATCCGGCAGCCATGCCGGTAAACGCCTGGGCACAGGCGCGTCGTCATCGGCGGCTGAACCGTGATCTTGTTGTTTTCGGCTGTGATCAGGAGCCCGTCGCCGCCGGTGAGCGCCAAGACCAGGCGGCGGTCACGCTTCAGCTCATAGGCGTAGGCGTAGTCCGCCCATGGGAAATCGGAGCCGTCCGCGAGCGTCCACTCGCAGGTGAACTCGAAGGTTTCATCATCGGTCGCAGAAACATTGACCTGATAGGCAGCGCCGGCCATGGCGGCTCCTCATGAAAAAAGCCGCCCGGTCACGGGCGGCTTGGGGAAGGTTGGGATTGGCTGAGACAGCCGGAAAATTGCCAAGGTTTGATATGGACTTTGCGCCCTACCCTACGGCAGGATCAACAACCTGAGGGACTGCTTGCGGGCGACGACACATGAAGAACCTGCTTCTCTGGTATCTGCCGCAGGCGGGCCTTTTCTGCGGAACGGTGTGGCTTGTCTACGTCGATACAATAGCGAGGGGTCAGCAGCCAAATGTAGGTGGCATGCTCATCGCCGGGGCGGTGATCGCCGGCGTCTACACTGCTGCGGTCATAGCCGTGCGGGATGCCCCTTTGCATTTGCGGGGCATCGGGCGCTGGGGGCGCCGGGTTTTTGCGAGCCTGCTCTTGGCTATCCTCGTTGTTGCCTTCGGCCCCGGCTTGCCGAGGATATTCCAGACAGGAGACGTCCGCTCGTACTTGTACGGTTCATTTATTGTATTCGGGCTCCTTGGACTAATCTGGGCCACTGCCTTGGCGTTGTGGCACAGCTTCACCGTTCGGAAGTCAAACGCATCTGCTGAGCCAGAACCAGACGTCGAGTGGATCGCGAAAAGCCCCCGGCCCTCGCCCCCTGGCTCCCTCACGCATTTGCGGCAGGATCGCTGAATGAGCGATGAGGGCATTTTGGATCCGCCTGGCTCGCTCTGGCGACCCGGATCACCCTGGGTTGGGCGCGTGCGAAGATCAAAGGCGTCGCGATCGACAGCCCTGCAGCCTGCACCGGCGCGATCATCTCGTCGTGAGCCTATTTGCGTGGTTGCGCGGCCGCAATGGCCTGCGCGGTCATGGCAGCCAGCCGGATGGCGAGAGCCTGAGCCTGGCTGGAACCAGGCGCGGCCTTGGCCAGCCGCCTGAACGTCTCGATTCCCGCAGGGTCGGTGATGAGCCGGGCGATCTCTTCCGTATTCTGCCCCAACTGCCACCGCTCATAGGTTTCCGTGGCCTTCTTCGGCCATTTGATGCGGCCCTCTACCAGCATCCCGGCAGTGTCTGCGGCCATCCCGCCGCCCCCGCCCTTCAAGGCATCCTCCGCCTGCTTGTTGAAGGGGGCTTGCGAGCCGGGGTGCAGGCGCTGGCCGGTCGCGCTCAGAATATTCAGGAACTCGTCGAAGCCCTGCAGGAGTTCCGGGCCGCCGACGCCCTGGATCGCAGCCGCGAGGTTTTCCGCCTGCTGCGAGTTTCCCTTCAGTGCGGAGACGAAGTCCGCCCCTCCGAACTGGTTCGGCTTGGCTTGAATCGTCCGGGTCGCACTATTGAACAGGCTCTCGACACGGGCGCGGACAAGCTGGCGCGCGGCCATGGGGCTTCGCCGCGTCAGGGCTCCGATGGTATCCGTGATTTCCCGAGCGCTCACCGCCACAGGGTCCGTCGGGAACAGAACCTCGATCGCCTCGCGCGTCTCGATGTCGCGCTTGGCGATCTTCCCAAGCGGGCCAGCCATCAGCGGCTCGAGATAGTGCTGGCGCAAGGCCTCCTGCTGAGCCCGGGCCGCTTCATATGAGCCGATCTGCGCAGGCTGCGTGGCGGTAGCCGCCCGCGAGCCTGTGGCCCTATCCGCAGCGGCTATCGGCACGGTGCGGGCGTCGGAATGGGCGGAGGCGGTCATATTGCGCGCACTTGCCTGCCCCGGAACGGCTGCATGCTCACCCATGCGGCGCTGAACCACGTCGATCACGCCGACCGCGTCGTCCGGCAGAGTGGCGATTGTCCGGTTCAAGGCCGGGGTGCCGCGTACCTCCTGGAACACCTGCGCATAAAGGGGGTCGGACATCAGCACATCATGCACTTGCGGGCCGACACGTTGCGCTTTTGCCGCCTGATAGGCCGGGCTCGTCGCGCGATCTATGATTCCAGTCGCCTCTTTAATCGTATCATCGGCCGCGCGGCCGATGGTGGGACCGAGGGTCGCGGGAGCCTGGGATTGCGGGGCGAGGGCATCAAACGTCTGCCGGCCCGCCGCCTCGACCTGCCCAGGGCGCTGGGCCATGAAATTACCCATGATATCGCCCCCACCGACGGAGTCCTCGGTGAAGCGCTGAAGGTTCACGAGACCTCTGCTGCCGCCATTGGATACGTGCGCGATGGCTTCCGGCCACGCCAAGGCGATGCCGCGCGCTTGAGCCGCCTGCATGAGCTGCTCGGCCGCGACAAGGGTCGCCTCGTCAACGCCACGCAGATGGGCGGAAAGGGTCGTCGCTGTGGCGGGGCGAGTTGTGAGAGCAGCAAGACCCCCAGTCGCCACTGCCGCGCCTGCGCGAGCAAATGGTTCAAGAGGCGTTCCCTCCGTCGCCTGCCCCGCCCGCTCAGTCGCGATACCTGGAGCGACAGCATAGCGCAGCTGATTGGCGAGGGAGCGTCCGGCGCCGGGGATGAACTCGCCCACCGTCTGCGCATATTTGCCGGCGGTGGTCTGCGGCTCGTAGAGCTTGCCCGTCAGGTTCTCGAAATACTGGGTTAACCGAGCGGGGGAGACCGATTGTGCAGGTGTGTTCTCCCGGATTTTCTGAGCGACGGGCTCGCCAGTAAGGTACTCGGCAACGCCGTCTGCGCCTTTCCCGAGCCAATCAGCCGCTACGCCAGGCAAACCAGCGATCCCAATCGCGCCCTTAATGATGCCGGTTGGCAGCGCCTGCCCCACATCGGCCAGCGTCGTTTTCACGCTGTCCCACGTCGAAGGAGCGGGCGCGGGCGCATTGGTGGGCGTGAACCCTTCCGGCGGTGCGGGGATGTCGCGCTGCCGGCGATTGGGCGCCACCGTGATGACAAGCGGCCCGCTGCCGGTTTCAACAGGGAGGTCGTCGATGAGCGTAGCGCCGCGAGGAAGCTCAGCCATTATGGTACCCACTGATTGTTCTGCAGAGTGATGATTGTGCCGTCCGGCATGCGAGCGCGTGAGCCTTCACGGGCCTGCGTCAGTGGGAGGCCCATCGATCAGGACAGCGCCGGGAGGTAGCTCTGGCGCCATGGGCGAGGCCTTCGCATCGTCTGAGCCGGCAAGAACCGCACCGCCGGCAGCAAGACCAGCGGCAGGCGCCGCGATCGAGTTGAACTGGATCGTCCGGTTGAGCTTGGGATTGGGGTTGACGTATTCGCGGATACGGGCGGCCGTCTTTGGCGCGACAGTCTTGAGGTAATTTGGATCGGCCATGTAGGCGCGGATGGCTTCAGCCATATACTCGCGCGGAATATCATCGCCCTTGTAGCCGTTATGCTGCGGCAGGAACGGCTTGGCGTTGGCGCGGGCATCCGTTCCCGCCGCATTCCGGTGGCCGTTGTTCAGGCTGTTATAGACGCCCCTCACTTCGTCGCTGAGGCCGACGGTCGGGATGGTCCCGGCCAACTCGTCAATGCCATGCCCGATCTCATGTGCAAGGACGCGGGAGTACCTGTCGGGAGCGAGGTTCTTGTCTACGTAGGTATCGCGGGCGACAATCTTACCGGAGCGCCGGTCCCTTGTTACCACATACCGTCCCGCATCCCCTCCGATCTCGCGCGACGTAACCGCCTGAGGGAATCGGCCCGTTCCTTCCTTTCCGATGGCGTCATATGCAGACGCTGGAATGCCGGTATCGCCCTCGCCAACGTAATTTCGGCCGGCGACATATCTTGCGGTAAGCGGCCTTCCGTCCAGATCTTGCGTGAGTTTTCCGCTTGCATCGGTGGGCGCTCCGGCAGGGTAATCGGCCTCGAAAGGACGGAGTGTCTTAGTCGGAGGATTATAGATCGAAGTACTTCTGGATGCTAGGCTTTTCGCTCCTTTTCCGATCCCCGAAAGTGCCGACGTGGCGCCCATAACGGCGCCAAGACCGTTCAGCGCAGCGCCTGTGTAATTCCCCTCCTGGTAGTCCCGGTATGCCTCATTGGCGGAGAGCGGCGCAGCCAGCGGCGTCAGGTCGATAAGCGACATGCCGGTCTGCCCGAGAGCCGGATGATGTCAGATGGGATCACCGAGTGATCCCATCTGACATCTGAATCCGTCTCTCATCTAAAAGTGAGAGCAGGATCGATGCGAAAAACCGGATCCCACTTTTTCGCATCCTGCTCTAGCCCGTCGAGCCGAGCAGGCCCGTGACGAAGCGGCGGCGCTCGGGCGAGGCCCGCCCATCGCCCATGAGCAATTGGCCAAGCCGGTCGCGCCAGCTCGGCTCGTAAGGACGAAGCTCGGCCATTATTCCGGCCTCCACTGACCGTTGCGCAGAGTGATGATCGTGCCGTCCGGCATGCGGGCGCGTGAGCCCTCACGAGCCTGCGGCTGGGCGTGGGCCCCCTGCTCCTGCCCCTGCTCGACTTGTGCGCCACCCAGGCGCCCGTTCACCGCGGACTGGATCATGTCGGAGGGATACCGAGCGCCGGCCGCGCCATGCTCCTGCGCGATCAGCGCCTGCAGAAAGGCCTGCGCCCGCTGCGGATCGGCCAGTTGCAGATCCTGATCCGGGGCAAGGCCCATCGCGCGCGCGATGTTGATCGCCGCGGCGCGGTTGCCCGGCGTCCAGCCGTTGCGGCCGGCGATCAGAGCATCGGCTGTGCGCTTGCCGCCCTGGTATTTGCGCAGGGCCAGGCCGTGAGCGGCGGCCATGCCGGCCTCGGGCGAGTTGAACACGCTTTGCGGGTCGCCCTGGTCGGTATTTTGGGACGGCCCGAGGACGCCGGGAAAGGCCGTGTTGCCGGCATATTTGAGATTGCCGGGATTGTTGTTGCGCATGCCGGCCGGCAAAGCGGGGTTGCCATAGCCAAACCCATTGCGCTGCTCCATCTCGGTTTCGAGCCGCTGCACATCTGCTTCAGTCTCGGCCACTTGCACCGGGCGATTGAATGCGCGCTGCGCCGGGACTGAGGGCGTGGACGGCGCAAACGCGGCCTGCGGTTCATCCGCCGACGACGCGCCCGGCGCCATGAGATTGCGCGCCTCGGCATCGCCCGCCTGCCCGCGCGCCCTCGCCTTCTCGCTGAGCGCAAGGATGCTCGCCGCGCCCCTGGCGTCGCCCGCCGCGAGCAGGCCCTGGGCGACCTTCAGATAGCCCTCGGGCGAGCCATCGAGCCTCTGGCCGATCTCGGCAAGGCTCTGGCGCTTGCGCGCTTGGTCATAGGCGTTGTTGTAGCTTTCCCCCAATTTCGAGAGCGGGGCGAAATCGACGACGGGAGGTCCGAGATTCCAGGGTTGCGCCATCTCAAGCCACCTTCTTTGCGCCCATGGCGCTGCCGAACAGGGATGCCCCGAGATTGGCGAGCCCCATCCCGAAATTGAGCCGGTTCTGGGCCGCGGTCTGGCCCGCCATCAGCGCACCGGTGCCGGCACCGATGATGGTCTGGCCGAGATTGCCCAGCGCGCTCGCATTCGAGTTGGCATAGCCGGTATAGATCCCGGCCTCCTGGCCGGCGGCGTTCGTGTAAACATTCGACTGGTCGCGGCCCTGCTGGGCGTAGAGATTGCCGAGACCCTGCTGGATGCCGGCCTGCTGGCCTGTCGCCTGCAGGCCGGTATTCGACAGGCCGTTGAGCCGGTCCTGCCAGCCGCCATATTCCTGGTTGGCGAGGTTCGCGGCGCGGTCGGTGATCGCCTGCATGGTGTTGCCGGAGCCGAGCGCGCCGAGCGCGGAGGCCTTGCGCGCGACCGCATCCGTCGCCTGATCGACCTGATACTGGTAGCCGGGCGAGGCTTGGAACTGTGCGACCGCCGCCGCATTGCCCTCAGTGCCGTTCTGCCCAAGGCTGTTCTGATAGGTCGTCAGCGCGCTCTTGCCGGCCTCAGTCCAGGGGTTGAAGCGGTCGATCGCCGCCTGGTACTCGGGGACGGCGGCGCCATAGCCCTGGCCCAGCGCCGCCAGGCTCGATGTCCGCCCGGAATCGATCGCCGAGAGCGAGTTGTCGCGCCCCTCGGCAAGCGTGCCCTGCTGCTGGTTGTAGTTGTTCTGGGCCTGGTCGGCCGCCCATATGCCCGCCAGTCGCCCGGCGCGGCCTGAAAAAACTGAAGCCATGATGGTTTCCTTATGCCAACGGCCTTTGGGACCGGCTTGTGACTGAAGCTCAGCCGTCATTCCGGGGCGATCCGAAGGATCGAGCCCGGAACCCAGAACCGATGCCGCAGCTTGGGAGGGGGTACCGGCGCGCTTCACGAGGGCGCGCATCGGTTCTGGGTTCCGGGCCCATGGCTGCGCCATGTCCCGGAATGACGGCGCGGGGGATGACGGGCGAGAATAACGCCAGCGCTCGGCGCTGAAGGGGATCAGGTTGCCTTGCGTTCCGATATCTTGGGTTCCGACGCTTCGGATTCCACCGGATCCGGCTTCGGATAGCGCGCTTTGACGGCCCGGCAGGCGTCGAGATAGGCGCGCAGCTTCGCACCGTCTCCGGCCTGCTGGTGGACCAGGGCGTCGGCCAGCTCGGTCAGGGCCGGATAATCGGCAGCCCTGCGGGCGCGGTAATCGTCGCGATGCACGATCTTCACGGGGTCACCTCGAATGTCTTGCACTCGAATGTCCTGGTGAGGTGGCGCAGCGACCGGACCTCGACCGCGTAGGGTCCCGGCAGCGGGAATTCGAGCTCGACGACCGGGTCGGTGACCGCATAGGCCGTGCGCCCGATCATCACGGTTGCCGGTACGGGCACGTCGCGCAGCGTCATGCCGTCGAGCCAGGCCGGATTGTCCTGCTTGGGCCGGGCCTCGCTTGTCTCGAGATCGACATAGAAATCCGGGCCGCCACCGCCGGCGATGATCCGCGCGCCGGCCTGCCTCTGCCGCTCGATGACGCCCAGCGCCATGCGGCCCCATTCCGTCACCGCCCCGGTCTCGTCATAGCGCACGAAGGCGACAGCAGGCCCCACCGTCATCGCGCCAACTCCTGAACGAGGATGGCGACGCCGCCGACGCCGGCCCCGTTGCCGGAATGGACGATGTAATCATGGTAGCCGCCGCCGGGGCTGTCCTGGCAGAGAACGGTGGTCTGGAGGAAGGAAATGCCGGCTGAAGAGCCGGAGCCCGAGGCCTCGAAATTCGTCGCCACGGAACCGATCAGGACGCCGTCGCGCTCGACATAGACAGTGCCCGGCGATGCCGAGAGCGGGAAATAGGAGCCGGCCAAGCCGTTGAACGAGGCGGTGATCGCCACGGTGGCGCCGGCCCGCACGGTGATGCCGACACCGGTATTGATGCCGCCGCTGGCCGAGAAAGCGACCTGGCTGATGGCGTGGCTGGCGACCGCGACCGTCTCGACCGTGCCGGTGACAAGCAGGTTGCCGTTGATGACGACATCGCTGGTGATCTCCAGCAGATAGGAGGCGCCGCCACCGAGCTTCTGAATGCCGGTCAGGACAAAGCCGCCGGTGACGCCGTTGATCGTGCCCGTGACGGCGTATTTGACGGCGATGCCATCGATGGAGGCGCTGAGGATATCGAGTTCGGCCGTGTTGTCGCCGACCGTCGTCTCAAGCGTGGTGAGCTCGGCCGCCAGCGCGGAATCGCCTGCCGCGCGCGCGATGGCCTCCGTCGCGACGGCCGCATAAGCGCCGTCGACCTCGTCGGAGACCAGGTTCAGCCGCGTGTTGGTGTTGGCGACGTTCGACTTCATCCAGGCTTGCAGCGCCTGCTCGTAATCGAGCAGCGCCTGCCTGGGAAAGCCTTGCTCATTGGTGCGCCTGACCGTCACCGGCATGATAGCGGGCACGGTCAGCGGGTCGAAATAGGCCATCAGGCGGCCCTCGCATCGATCCGGTCGGCTGTCGCGCCGAGAAAGGAGAAATCGGCCGAACCCTCCCAGCGGAAGCGGAGGATGAGGCCGGCATGGCTGGAAAGCCCGAGATTGGCGACGCTGACCGGCCATGTGTCCGCATCAGCAAGCGAGCGCTGAAGCTCGCTGCTCCAGCTCTTGCCGCCATCATGCGACCAGGAGACATAGATCGTGATCTGAGCTTGCGTGAAATCGGCGGAGAGCCCGGCCGCGACGCGGGCCGGGAAGTCCTTCAGCGGGCCGGACTGGATGAGGCCACTGAGCGCAGCCCCGTTCTCCGTCAGCGTGCCCGACAGCGTCAGGAGATCGCCCGACAGCGTATCCCCGAACAGCCATTGCCCATTCGAATAGATCGAGCGCGTCGCGCGCCAGCGGGCGGCCCCGATACTCAGGCGCTCATGCCAGGAGCGCTCGACGGTGTCGTAGATCCAGCTCCCGCTCTCGCTGGAGACAGTGACGAACTGCCGGCCCTGCCAGGCAAAGACATCGACCGCAACCGTGGCTGCGCTGGAGGCCGCGATGAAGCGGTCGACATCCGGGGTGGAGATCGTCGCCGTCTCATAGCCCGACAGCGCCTTGACCGTCCTGTCCGAGGCGACGAAATAAAGCGGGCCGTTCCAGGTCTCCTGAAACCCGGCGACCGCCATGGTGGTCAGGATGCCGACAGGGGGCACGGTCGCCGCCCTTTGCAGCGGAAATGGCAATGTCCCGACATTCTGGTAGGGCTCGATGGTGGAGCCGCCGAAGCCATAGGCCAGCGAGCCCTGGACCGCGACCCTGCGCAAACCATCCGAGCGGCTTTCCGCCGTGGTGAAGCTCAGCGCGTTGATCTGCGTCGCATTGAGCTCCGAGGCGAAGAGCCGGCCATCGGGAATCGAAAACAGGAAATAGCCGCCGAGAAAATCGACGCTGTTGACCGTCGCCGGCAGGTCCGCATCGGGATAGGCGGCAACCGCCGTCCCGCTCAGGAGATAGGCGCCGCCACCCTCGCGCACGGCGACGATGTCGGGCGTCGAGACGCCATCGGTGACCTTGTTGTTGCGCGCCAGCGTGACGCCGTCGGAGCCCGGAATTGCGCCCGTCAGCGTCGTGACAGTGCCGTCAGCGGCAACCGTGACGACAGCGCCGGTGAACACGACATAGCTGACGCCGTTGACATCGAGCAGGCCGCGAACGCCGGTCTTCCCCGTCGCCACGCTGCGGGTCAGTCCGGCGACACGGCGCACATAGGAGCGATCCCCCTCCTGCACCGGATAGCAATTGACATAGCGGCCCTCGCCCTCGCCCGGCCGCACGCCCGGCGTCGAGGATTTCGGGAAAGGAAGCGGCGGCATCAGAAGATGCTCCGATAGTGGCGGCGGGACACAAGCGCGCGGTCGATGCGCAGCATCCGGCCGGTTCCGCTGCCGATGCGCTGGACCGTGCGCAGCTCATCCTCCGCCATCTGCTTGGCTGCAAGGTCGCGCGACCGGCCGAATTTCGGGCCGCAGATCTGCGCGAGATAAGCCACGAGCGCGTCAAAGACCTCGTCCTCGATCTCCTCGGCATCGGGGATATAGATGACGTTGCGCTTGGCGAGCGCCGCCAGCGTCGGGTCGATGCGCTGCTCGACGAAGGCGGTATCCTCAGCGCTGGGCACCTGCCCCGAGGCCAGCGAAAACAGCTCTCCGAGCACCTCGCGAACGAGATCGGCTTTGGTCTGGCTCATGGTTTGTCTCGTGAATGAAAGGGGGCGGGTTTAAGGGACCGTTTGGAAACGTGAGCCCTCATCCTGAGCAGATGCGGAGCGGCGTCTCGAAGGATGAGGGCTGCGCTTCCTGTGCTGCAATTCCTGGGCTTCGGCACGGCCACCCCGTCATTGCGAGGAGCGTCAGCGACGAAGCAATCCAGGGGCCGTCGAGCGAGACCTTCTGGATTGCTTCGCTTCGCTCGCAATGACGGCTCATGCTCGCAATTGACGGTTCGGGCAGCGTGGAATGCCCGAAGGCCGTCAGGATCACGCCCCGCCAACGCAAAGGGGCGGCCCGAAGACCGCCCCTCCTGTTGCCGGCCATCAGCCCGCTCAGCTGCCCGACAGGCGGACCGCGAGACGCGGATCGACCGTCTTGACACCGTAGAGGATATCGAGACGCCAGGCCGATTTGTCGTTGGTGCCGTCATAGACCGGGATCACGCGCGCATTGATGTTCTTGTAGGTCTCGCGCGAGACATCGACGGCGCCCGGCGGCTTCACCAGCGGCACCACGACCAGGGCGAACGCATTCTTGTGGAAGACGAGATTCTGGGCGTAACCAGTTCCGGCAGCGCCGAAAAATGTCATCGCGGCATTGTCCGCGGGCACAGCCGAGACCGTCTGGAAGGCGCCCGACGTGATGATCGGCGGCGAGATCGTCAGCGTCGCGTTGCCCGAGGCATCCGAGGACGCGTCCGCCTTGACGACGAACATCTTCAGATGCGGCAGGGTCGCCTTGGTCACCGGGTTCACGTCGAAGACACCAGCGATGGTGAAGACGTCGCCGGCCTTGACGCGGGCGGCAGCCGCAGCCGTCCAGCCATCGGTGATCAGGGACTGGATGCCGGTGTCCTTGACCGCGGCATAGGTCACGCCCTGCGCCCCGCCATTGACCAGCGGCGTGCCGCCGAGCGGGCCGACAATATGCGTCGGCACATTCTGCGACATATAGGTGTCGATGCCGCCGATCTCGCCGATACGGCCTTTGCGATAGGCGCCTTGCGCGACGTTCTGCATGTAGAGCGCCGTCTGCGAGCCGGCCATCGCCCAGTAATCGGTCGGGCTCAGCACGCCGGAGCGCATGTCCTGCGGCACGGCGCCGAGATCCATCCGCGTCGGCGCCTTGGCGAAGTCGGCAAAAGCATCCACGGTCTGGCCGGGCGTGCCGACCCAGTTGGGGATGTTCTTGTATTCCGCCATCACGTCGAGATCGATCTGGTTGGCGAGCTGGACCATGGCGGGCTTGATGACGCGCTCGGCGAGCTCGTCGATGTTCAGCGTCAGCTCTTTCGAGGTGAAGGCGAAATCGACGCCCTTCTGCTTGTCGACCGTGATCGTGGTCCGCCCTTCCGTGACGTCCTGGCTCGCCATCACGGCGCCGTCACGCACGGTGAAATCCGTGGGTTTCCGGATCGTGATGGTGTCGCCGGCAGAGTAGCCGTTCACCTTCTTGTCGAACTCGTCCTCATAGCCGCGATAGACCATGCCGGCCATGACGAGCTCGTTTTCGAGAATGCGCACCGCCGTTTTGGCGACGATGGAGGGGGTCAGCGTGGTGTTTGCCATGTTGGCTGTTCCTGAAAGTTATGCCCGGTCGCCGTATTGCCGCTTGAGATACGCCTCCATGCGGGCCTCCTGGCTCGATGGGCTGGCGCCGCCCTTGGGAGCGGTTACGGGCGGTGGGGCTCTGGTTGCGGTGGTGGGCTTGGCCAGGGACAGGCGAGCCTCGATCTTGCCGATTTCACGGGCGGCGCCGAGCGGCGACAATCCGTTGAGGCGGCGCAGATCGGCGGGATTCCTGGCGAAGTGGTATTGCAGCAGCGCCCCCTTCTCGCTTTCGAGAATGAGCTGCCCGACGATGGGGGAGACGGGATGCGTCCTGTCATTCGTCTTGCCGACGACATCGAGGAAGTCGGGGATCACCTTGACCGCGTCAGCGACGCGATCATTGAAATCCTCGACAAGATCGCTCATCCGCTCGGCGGAGTGAGAGGCAACCTGGCTCGCCAGCGCCTTCACCTCACGGGTGACGATCCTACGTTCCGCCTCATAGGCGGTCATGGCCCGCTCGTAAGCGAACCAATCACCCCTGAACGCGTCTTCGCTGGGCGGGTCGCCGATTTCCCTTCGCACAAGGCTGTCGATCGCCGCGCCATCGTCGACCACCGGGGTGCGACTGCGCAGAAGCTCGACCTCATCGCGAAGCGCATCGCGCTCCCGCTTCAGCCGTTCGACGCCGGAGCGCCGCTTCTTCGGCTTGTCCTGCTCTTCCTCTTCGCCGGCGCCGTCAGCCTGCTGGCCTTCAGCGCCGTCATGCTCGCCAGTCCCTGTTCCGGACGCTTCCGCGGCTTTTACCGTGGCCTCGTCCTCAGACTGTTCTCCGTCGGCTGGCGCGCTTGCGCTCGCCTGCCCGTTGGTCAGGTCGTCATCCCAATCGTTCATGGTGCATCCAAAGAAAAAGCCGCCCGGAAAGGCGGCTTGCTCATCATCGCGGCCTGCGCCTCATGCGCTGGCCTGGCGTGAAGTCCTGTTTCGTGTCCTGACCATCTGCACGCCGTCATCCCGGGCGTAGCGAAGCGCAGACCCGGGATCCATTCCTGAGCCTGACCAGGCAACGCTCCGGCATGGATCCCGGATCGGCGCCGCTGCGCGGCTTGTCCGGGATGACGGCGCGGGGGATATCAAAGACCGTCAGTGTCGGCGGCCAAGGCCTGCGGTTGCGCGGCAAAAACCTGCGCTTCGCGCAAAGCAGCATCGTGCTGCGCCATCGCCACATCGGATTCCGCCTCGGCTTCCGCACTGCCAGCGCGGCACCCGAGCGCACCGATCTGCGCCAAGGCGAGAGTTCGCCTCGCCTCGATCAGCGCGATTTCCGCCTCGGCCTTGCGCGACCTGTCCGAAGCCTCCCGCGCCGCGATCGCTCTCGCACTCTCCGCGTCGACGAGGTCGCTCTGCGCCCTGGCGAGGTCGATCCGGCGCTGCTGCTCCTCGGTTGCGATCTGCGACTGCGTCTTGGCGCCGTCCATCTGGATGCGCGCGCCCTGCGCTTGCGCCTGCTGCTGCGCCGCGATCGCCTCCGGCGAGGGCTGCTGCGGCGGCTGCGGTGGCGGCTGTTCGCCCGATCCTTGAGCCTCCATCTGCTGGATGGCGGGCGGCAGGCCCATTTTCAGGCGCTTGGCGATCTGGTCCTTCATCGGCCAGTCCTGCGCCTGGACATAGAGATCGCCGATCAGCCCAAAGGTGCTGGGCACGGCCTGGACGAGGGTGGCCATGCCGTCCTTGGCCTCTTCGCGCTTGGTCGAGTAGGACGGCCCCTGCTCGATCACCACGTCATAGGCACCCACAGACAGGTCGTTGAGTTTTTGGGCGGTGGCCGCCTCGCCATCATCGCCCTCTCCGCCGACGACCATGCCGACCGCCTGGTTGACGCGCAGCGGCGTCATCCTGCCGTCCTCGCCGACGATGCGGATGGTGCGTTCGGTGTCGTAGATATGCGGGATCAGGTCGAGCAGGATCACGCCGGTGTGGCGCACCGCGCGGGCGAAATTGTCGAGATAGACGAAGGTGCCGACATCGCCCTCGCGCTGGCGGGCGAGGATCGCCCGGCCGCTCTTCTCGTTCGAGGCCTCGCCAAGCCCGGCCTGGTGGATGCCGATCACCGCCATCATGTTCTCGGCCGCAAGCTGGAGCCCTTCCGAGACACCCTGCGACGACACCGGCGGCTGCACGCGCTGCGGGGCGGCATTGCCGTTCGACGGATCAGGCGTGTAGCGCAGATAGGGCCTGGACTCGGTGTTGGCGTTCTCCCACTCGTCCTCGTACTCCTCGAAATTCCGCTCGGTGCCGAGCCACGGCGCCTTGGGCTGGAGCGCGATGACCTCGGCCTGTTTCGAGGCGAAATAGTTGAACATCCGCTGCGGGTCGCGGGCAAAGCGCACGATGCCGTGGCGGATGACGCGCGGGCCGATCCTGATCTCCTCGCCGAGCAAGGGCACGATCGGGATATAGCGGCCGGGCCAGAGCGCCGGCTTTTCCAGGATGCGGCCTTGCGTGATCAGGCAGCGATAGACCTTGAAGCTGTCGCGCTCCTCAATGCGGGCGCCTTGCTGCGCAAGCGCGGCCAGCTCCTCGGCCGGTGCCTCGGTGACGTCGCGGATCGCGCCGTCTGCGGTCAAGGCGAGCGTGATCCTGGCCGGCTTCTTGTAGAAATACTCGGCGACGCGCACCGTGCTGGTGGTGATCCAGCCCTCGAAATGCCCCTCGCTTTCCGGGCTGAAATCGGTGACCGGCGCGTCCGGGTATTTCTCCTTGTAGGCATCGATCGCGATGTCGACGGGTACGAAGCACCACATCGCGTCCTTCCGGGTCAGGTCGACGGCGTCCGGGTCCCAAACGACCGAAACGCCATCCTGCACGAGCTGGATGCCGATCTCCTGGTTGAAGGTGGTCTGCGAGGCATATTCGGTGATGACGCGCCAATGGCCGATGCCGCTATTGACCTGGCTGTCGGCGGCGGAAAAGTAGGTGCCGGGCGCATCGCAGCGGTTTTCGATATAGCGGATGATGCCGGCTCGGAGCTCGGCCGCCGCCTCATCGCCGCCATCGTCGACCGGGACCACCTTGATCGCGGGCCGGCCCTGGCGGATGTCGCCCGTGACCTGGCGCACGAATTGCGGAATGCGATTGATCGTCAGGCACGGGGCCTGGTCGGCCTCGCGCTGGGCGATCGCCTCCTTCGGCCACTGGTCCCCGGCGCGGAAGCGCAGATCCTCATAGGCCTGGCTGATGTTCTCGCGCTCGGCCTCGTAGCCGGCAGCCCAGCGCTTGGCCGCCTGGACCAACAGGTCCTCGGTCGCAGAGGCAGGAGCCTTCGCATGATCGGAAGTCTTCGCGTTATCATCGTCTTGAGCGATCATGTTCGGTCCTATCCGCCCATCCAGGCGCCGCGTCCGCGCGGGTTTCGCGGGCGGCGCTCCCGGGGCTGCCGATCCCTGACAGGTTCGGCGAAGGTCAATGCGATGGCGTCCCAGTCATCGGGCGATCTGATCCCGCGCGCCCGCATATGCTCCTTGCTTTCCAGCAGCAGGCGCTGGTTCGCGTCGTAATGGTAGGACGGGCCGCAGGCATCGGCCTGCAAACCGTCCTGGTCTGGAATGTCGGCGCCGCCGGGCTCGTCGAGCCAGTCGCGCGAGCGCTTCCACATCTCGGCCCGGCGGTTGCGCGGGCCCGGCTTCTTCGTGCCATCAGGCAGCAATTCGACCGGCTCCTGCGGCTCGGAGCCGAAATTCACGGGCACGACGATATCGTCATAAGGCGCGCCCCAGGAGTGCAGGATGTCGACGACGCCGGCGCCGACGCCGCCGACATCGACAAAGACGCGGGCGGGCTTGTCCAAGTCGATCACCTGCCTGATCCAGTTCGCGCCCGCCACCACATCGATCTTCGCCTTGCTCTCGGTCTTGCTGACCTGCCGCCCCTTGCGCCAGGCCAGCGAAAAGCGGTCATCGCCGAAGCGCGCGGGATCGGCGCCGATGACCAGCGGCCCGATGCCCTCGCAGCGCGCCTTGCGGGCGCGCAGCACGGCGTCCGATGTGATGAAGCTGTCATGGCCGGTGAGCTGAAAGGCTTCGGCGGCAGTTGCCGGATATTCCTGCTTGAACAGCAATTCATCCTTCAATTCGGCGATCTTGGCGCGGCGCCAAGCCATCTGCTCCAGCATCAGGCCGTGCGCCTCGGCGTAAATCCGCTCGTCCGCATCGAGCGCAAAACCGTCGGGAACCGGCCGGCGATACTCGTCTTGCCAGAACCAGGGGATGAAGATCGCCTCATAATCGCCGATGCCGGCCTCGGCCTGCTGCCAGCGCCCATGGAACTCGCCGCCGACGCCGTTGGCCGTGCTTTCCAGGACGATCTCGGTTCCCGGCAGATCGGGAATGGCCTGGACGACCCCGGCGAAATGCGTCGCGGCATTGGGCCAGAACGCGACCTCGGAGCCATGGAAGAGCTGCACCGTCTGCGAGCGCCCGACCGCCCTGGCCCCGGCCGTGCCGACCGCATAGCCGCTCTCCAGCCGCGAAAACGAAAGCTCCCTCGCATTGGCTGCGCCGGTCTGCGGCTTCAGAAGCCGCGGGCAGTGCTGGTGGTAGCGCTCGACCATGCCGAACAGGTTGTTCGTCGCCTCGCGCTCATGCGTCAGGATGAACACCCGGATGCCGCGCGCGTGACTGGCGCGCCAGTAATAGCGCCCGCCGATATAGGTCGAGATGCCCTGCTGGCGGCCCTTGAGCACGAGCGCGCGGACCTTGCCGGTGCGCGCCCGCTGCGCCTCGAGGCGGCCGTGAAGATATCGCTGTGCCTGGTTGAGCTGGAGCGGCGCGATCGCGCCGGTCTTGGTGCGGATCCGCAGCGCCTTCTCCGCATAAAGCTCGAACTCAGCCCGCAGCCTGCGGCGGATCACCCTCTCCTTCGGGCTCATTGTCTCGGGATTCATCGTCTTGGGGCTCATCGTCGAGTTCGGCGAGCGCGTCTTCATGGCTGAGCGCGATGCCGCCGCTATGCTCGACCGTGGCAAGCTTGGCATGGACATAAGGGGCAGCTGCCTTGGCGATCTCGAACCGAGCCTTGGGCTCGAGGCTCTCGTCGCGAAGCATGGTGAGCATATAGTCGAGCGGCGTCAGGCCGCCTTCAACGACCGGCGCCGCCTCAGCCCGGCGCGTCGTTGCGCCGGCCTTGCGGCCCGTCCTTGCAGCGCCTCTGGCCATGTCTGGATCTTTGAACTGAAGGCTTCGCTTGCGTCCGGCCTGAAACGAAAACGCCCGCGAGCGATTGGCTCCGGGCGGCAGGCACAGATATTCACAGTGCGATTAAGACATTAGACCCATCATAGGATTGCTGTCAACAGGCCTTTGAAAAAAATCTTATCTAAAGCGGGAGGCGCGAGCTGGCATATGAACAATCGCTCCAATCCTGGGGCCAACCTGTCGAGATCGAAGAGAAAGCTCTGAAGACGATAATCCGGCACGTCTATAAATGCGATCAGATTGGCGTCAGGCGCTTTGCCCGGCGTGTCACCCTCGACAACGACCGAGTGACGGGATGGGAGCGATCGTTTCAATAGCGCGCGCGCGGCCCAGTGGACGGGCTGGCTTTCTGGCTCTGGCCTTGTTGTGGGCCCTCCCCGTGCCGCCTGCGCTCGCCAAGGGCTGCGTCATCGATGACACTCCATGTTCCGGATGTGGCTGCAAGGGCGGTCCTGGATACCGGCATGTGGCTTCGAATAGCTGCGTCGGCTTTCGTGACATGGCCAGGAAGTGCGGTGATCCGCCGGGATCTGCCTGTGTTTTCGAGAACGCGCCCGGCACAGGCGCCAATCGCGAATGCGCTTTGGGTCCTCGAGGCCTCAAAAAGCCGCTGGAATAGGCGATAGACGGGCAACGGAAGCCGAAGGACGGGACTGCGCGGATCCCGCGCGGGCCGAGCCCCCTCCCAGCTCCATCTAGACGGGGAACCGGAGCGCGAACAACGACGACGCAAGGTCGGCAGCGACGCTGCGTAACCTATTGACACCGCACCCGGGTCGAGCCCGTATTAACCTCCCAGATCCCTGAGACAATTGGAGACATCATGAAGCTCATCCTTGGGGTTCTGGTTGCTTCACTGCCTGCTCTTCTGACCGGGCCCAGTGCTCATGCAGCGCAGGTCACGAAATCAGGCGCGACCGTGACGGTGCGTGGTCTGATCGGGCCGGGCGATGATGCCGCGTTTGAGAACGTCGCGCCGCAGGGCAGCTATCGCACCGTTGTCCTGTCGAGCCCCGGCGCCGGCGAAGGCGGGCTCAATGCTGCTGTCGCGATGGCCCGCAACATCAAGGCGACCGGCGCAACCACGCTGGTGAATGCCGGCAGTCTTTGCGGCAGCGCCTGCACCTTGCTTTTCGTCGCCGGATCGCAGCGCGTCTATAGCCGTGGCGACAAGATCGTCGAGGGCGTGAGAAGCAAAGGCCAGACGGGCCTGGGATTTCACCAGGCCCGCTCCCCGCGCGGGACATCGCTCATGGCATCGGTTTATTCGGAGCTCGGCGTTTCCGCCGGCGCGGATCTATCCAGCCGCTCCCCGTTCGAAACATTTTATTATGTATCGGGAGCGACCGCGCTCTCGACCGGGGTCGCAACAAGCCTGAAGTGA